GGGCATCGAGGCCGGCGGGGGCATCAAGGCCGGCCGGGGCATCAAGGCCGGCGGGGGCATCGAGGCCGGCACGGGCATCAAGGCCGGCGGGGTCTTGCGTGTGCGGTTGCGCGTGTTCGCAGGCTTGGTTACATGGCGTCTCCCCACCGAGGAGGAGCAGCTCGTGGTGTGTGGTCGTTTCGAGGGCGGGGTCGTGGCGTACGGGCGCCTCGTCGAGCGCGGGCTGTCGAGCGACACGCCCACGCCGGTGACGGGCGTAGGAGGAGGGAGACGTGGCAAAGAATCCTGATGAACTAGGCGCGCTATGGGAGAAGACCGGGACGAAGGGGCCGTACATGAGCGGCAACGTTGAGGGCGTTGGTAAGGTCGTGGTGTTCCGCAACAATAAGAAGCAGAACCCACGAGAGCCTGACTGGCGCATTCTTAGAGATCGGCCGAAAGAGGAGCGCACGGCGGCGAATCGGTTCGATGACCACGCAGAGCCGCCGCCGCGTGCTGGATCGTTGTCGGATCGTCTTCTGGCCAACCTGCCCCGGCCGTCGCGCGTGGATGACCCCAACGACGACATTCCGTTCTGAGCCGTGCCATGCTGCCGCACGTCTACCCCTGCCGCCTCGACCACGGCGCGCTGAAGCTCGACGGTGGGCGCTTCCGCGCGGATATGGCGGAACTCGGCACAGTCGAGGGACTGGAACTGATCGTCCGTAAGCGGCAGAGCCAGCGGAGCCTCGACCAGAACGCGTACTTGCATGGCGTCGTCTTCAAGCTGCTGGCGGAGCACTTCGGCGATTCTGTCCAGGGCGTGAAGCATGATCTGATGGGCGAGTGCTGGGGCTGGACCGCGTCGAAGGTCACAGGGAACCCGATCCCGATCCGGCTCCAGACGTCAGAGATGAGCACGAAGGACTGCGCGTATTTCATCGACTGGGTGATCCCCTGGGCGGCGACGGAACACGGGGTCATGATTCCGTTGCCGAACGAAGAGCTGGAGTGTCTGCGCCATGCCGGCTATCCCGAAGCCTCCACCGAGACCGCGTAAGCGGCGCATAGCCTGGGACCGCGCGGAAAGCGCGCGTGTGAAGGCGCGGAGTGATGGGCGTTGTGAATGTGTCGTGATCTTCGAAGGGCGCTGTCCACGGCGGGCAACTGAAGTCCACCATTTGCTCGGTGGACATGGACGGCGCGGGCGCGGCGCATCAGCGCTGGCGGAGAATAAATTGCACTTGTGCGCACGGCACCATCGGGACATCACAGAACACCGGCTTGGACTCGTCGAGGGATTGCTGGCGGCGTCTGAGGATGGCGCGCCGGTCTACGTGCGGGTGCGGTAAAAACGGGGCCGGAAGGAGGTGAGGACTCCCAGCCCCCGCGGCAGGCCGCCTGTGGAGGGCAGGCCGCGCGCGACTTGGGAGAGTCTCACACACACAGCCGGTGCAGTCAACAATGAATCCAGGAGGATGACATGTCAATACCGACACGCGACGACGGAGGGCCGGCATTCCCGAGGCCGCGAACGGCTTTCGGCTACAGCGAAAGCATTCAGTACGAGCAGGACGGTATGACCCTGCGCGACTGGTTCGCGGGGCAGGCGCTGGAGACGGTCTGTTTACTCCAGGATGTGGACCCCTCAGCGCGTCTCACACCAGCGTACTGCGCGCAGCGCGCGTACGACGTGGCCGACGCCATGATCGCGGAGCGCGCCAAATGACGGCGATCTGGACGCTCGCGGTGGTGCTGCTGATGCTCGGGGTGGTGGCGATCTTGGTGTGCCTCAACGCGAACAGGAGGGACGATGAGTAAACACAGCGACGCCTGGACGGGCGTGAAGTTCAGTGGCTTGCCTGTAGAGTATCACTGGCACGCTTGGCGCATCAGGCGCGTGGGGTTCAGGATGCCGTCGGGCGCAGAACACCCAATGTACGCCGTGAGCCATTATCATGCTGGGCGCTGGCAGATCCTCGCGTGGCGGTCTCTCCTACGCGACGCGAAAGCGTGGGCGCGAACGCATGAGGCGGGCGATGTTTGACGCCAACCGGCAGCGGCACGTGTGCGCGTGCGGGGCGCCGTGGTTCTGCGTCTCGCTCGACGCGAGGGCGACGATCTTCCGGTGCGTGCGGTGTTGGGTTGAGCGGTGGCGACAACGTCATCAAGAAACAGACTTGACGTGCGCGTGTGAATCGCTAGAATGAGGGAGTGAAAGTGCCGGCCTGCGAGGTGTAAGCCCCGCCGGTCCATGCAAGTTGTGTAAGGGCACAACCCGCGCACGGCCATTTTCAGGCCGGCGCGCCTATTGTATCCCCCCCACAATCTGCACGTCAACACTCACCACGCCAGGGCTCACGAACGGTGTGAGCGCCTGCATGTGACGCCGACGACTAGACCATCAACTGTCGGCCGCGTGGCGCGATAGCGAAACCGCGCCGCTTTCGAAGGGGAGCCAGGATTCAACGCCGGGACTTTTTCCTCCCCGACCTGACCTTCGTCGTGTAGGGGTCTGGTATCACTGGCCCGCGCTGGTCGATTCCGCTAAAAGGAACGGCTGGTCAGGGAAAGAAGTCCCGGCGCGGGCGAACGCAGAAGCGGAGGTGACATGGAGCGGAGCACGGGCTACACAAACGATGTCGTGGCCGAGGCGGCGGGGCGACTGCTCGATCGCTACCCGGAGATTTACGCGGAAGTTCACCGAGGCGCGCGCTACCTCGTGCGTCCCGTCCGGGACTACGCGGCGGCGTGCGCGCTCGTGACGGGCTGGCCCGACGCGGCGTACCTCGAGCGGATGCTGCGGGCGTTTCTCGTCCACCCGCAGCGGCTCAAACCGGGCACGCCGGCGCAATTCCTCGCGCTGGCGCCGGAGATTGACGCCGAGCTCCGGGCACCGTCGAAAGAAGAGGCGGACGCGGCGTTACGGACGAAGCAGATCGCGGACGCGAAAGCCTACACCGATCGGATGGCGCGGATTGGGAGGGATGGCGCATGACTGAGGAGGATTACCCGACATTCCGCGAGATGTTTGATGGTCTCGCGGCGTCTAAGCAACATCGGGCGTACCGGCAGGACGAACGGGACCGAGAGATCCAAGCCTATTGGGATCACCTCAAGGCCTACCCCCTCGCCGGCGTACGGATCGGGTGGGAACGTCTCCGAGACCAGGATGGCAAATTCCCCACGTCCTCGCAGTGGGCTTGCGCGATCCCCCGCACGGCCCGCCCCGATGCGCCGGTGATGAGCTGGTCTGAGGCGGCCGAGCACGACCGCGCGGCGGCCGTGGGCTATGAGCGGGAGCCGTGCCAGTGCCGGGCGTGCGTCGAGGCGGGCGCGGACACGCTGCCGCAGCGGTATCTCCCCGAGGAAGACCCACAGACGGGCGACGCGCGCAAGGCGCAACACCCGCGCACCCTGCTCGTCGTCTACCCTGGCCAGTGGGCGCACGGGCCAGCCCTCGCCGGCTGGCACCTCGCGCGGGAACACTTCTACGCGACCGCGCACAGGCTGTTCAGGATCACGCGGCGCGACGTCGCCGCGATAGGACGCCTGGCGGCGACCCCATGAGACGCCAGCCAGAAAAGCAGGCGCAGAGGGCCGTCTGCGCGCTGATTAAATTACTAGGCGGGCAGGTGTGGGTGCTCGGCACGCGTCGGCGCCGGACGGACTACCAAGGGACCATGATGAGCCCAGGGCTGCCAGATTGTTGGTTCATGTTCCCGCCGCGCCGCGACCTTGGCGCGATCGCCGGGTGGATTGAGGTGAAAGCCCCTCGGGGCCGGCTCAGTGCGGCGCAGATCGCCTTCCGCGCCGCGTGCGTCGAGTCCGGCGTGGTGCATCTCGTCGGCGGCCTGGATTCGTTCGTCGCCTGGTGCGTCGCGCAGGGGCGGGTGAAGGCCGACCAGGTCGCGCCCGATCGGGCGGGGCGGAGGGTCCGATGAGCCTGGTCGTCTGCCCAGCCTGCGGCGCCCAAAAACAGGTAAAAATAGATGTTGACACCATGCCTGCGCCGCGGTACACTCTCTGTATGGAGGGCAGAGACATGAGCGGTTATCATTCTGCGACCCCGACTTGCGCGTGGTGCGGCGATCCGGACGTCGGCGCGCGGTATGCCTACCTCGCAGACCCGAGGCACCCGGATATTTGCAGCTGCTGTATGGAGACAGCCGAGCGCAAGGCACAGGAGCTGCGGGAGCTGCTTGACGAGGGCGCCCCCGGGCTGCTCGAGGTGGTCGAGCCGGACACGGTGGGGTACTGGATCGGGGAGGGCTGGAGCGTGCCGGCGATCGCGCGGATCCTGCTCGGCCTGCCGGACGCGGACAGTGTGGAGGGGTGATGACTGATACGCTCACGGACGCGCTCGGCGCGCTACAGTCACTGCGCGCACGACGCGGGACACTTACGCCGCCGAAAGAAATCCGCGCGCTCGACCACTTCAAGGGCCGGGCGACGGAATTCCGTAACGCGGGGCGTCGGTTGCGGGCCGCTGGTGCCGTCATCTCGACGGGTATAAAGAGTAACGGCCTCTGGAGTCTTCCGCCAGCACCGGACGTGGAGGAGGGGGACCATGCGGAGCGATGACATGTCGCGGGTGGAGGCGGTCAAGCGGATCATCCAGGCGCCCACGGAGGCGATGCGGGACGACCTCTGGCCGCTGACCGAGACCGAGAGCTGGTGCGCGGCGCTGCTGCTGGCGTTCTGGCTCGGGGTCTTTGCGGGGCTGGTGCTGGCGCGCTAGGAAACAGACACATGAATAAACAACTCGTCTGCGAGGGTCGGTGCGGCGGGCCGCACACGGGGGCGTACGATGCGGCGGTGCGGGCGCTGCGCGCGTGCCAGATCGGCGACGGTGATATGCGGACACTCTCACGCCGGCTGGTCCACACGCCACACGAGGACATCTCGGGCGTGGGTCTGGGTGGTCGCGCGCTCTGCCGGTGTCTGGACTGCGGGGCGGTGCGCACCTACGGCTGGCCGTGGACGGGGGCGAGCGAGTCGGCGGCTTAAATGATTCGACGGCGCGGCTCGGCACGGCGCGGCTCGGCAGGGCTAGGCCGGGCTTGGCTGGGCTCGGCAGGGGCTAATAGCATAGGCGACGGGCACGCGAGTCACGAGGGCCAGGGGCAATTCTGCCCCATCGCGCCCACCACGACACCGCGAAGGCCAAAACGTCAAGGAGTGTAAGCGATGGACATCACAATTACCCTCACCGGCGCGAGTCCGCTGTTGATGCATAATCCGCGGATGGTGGACCCGGAATTTGAATTGAATCGCCAAATCAAAGCGCTGACCTCGAAGCGCAAGAAGACCGACGACGACCTCCAGAGCATCGAGCGGATGGAGTGGTACGGCGGGCTCTATACCGCCGAGCGCGATGGCCACCCCGTCATTACGCAACCGACGTCCAAAGTACGTAAGTGTTTGATCAACACCGGGCGGATCTCCAAGATGGGCAAGATGGTCGAGCGTGCCGTTAGTTTCGGCGCGTTGGACGTGCCGCTGATCTACGACGGGCCCAAAGACGTGGATCTCGTGTTCGCGGACGCGCGATTCCATTCGCGACTCTCGGTGAGCGTCGGGCAAAAGCGCATTATGCGCGTGCGTCCGAAATTCATGCCGTGGTCGATCGTGGTCAGCGGCCTGTTCATTGAAGACGCGGGTTTGAATTTTGACGACTTGGCGCGCATCGTTGAGCTGGCCGGGATCGTGGAAGGCATCGGAGACGGGCGGACCATCGGGTACGGACGGTTCGCGGGCAAGGTGGTGCCGCGATGAGGTTCCAGATCACGCGCGCTGACGGCCGGAGCAATAGCCAAGTCCTGATCGACCTCATGAAGGATGCCGTGCCGGGCCGATTGTTCGGCTACGAGGAATTATCGGCCGCGTTGAGTGCGGGCGCCGACCACACCTATACGGTGGCCGACATCTGTGGTGTCGTGACAGGGGCCGGCTCGCGACTCCTCCGCGCTGATGCGATTGAGGCGGGCATTCGTCGGTTCGCTGGTCGGTGTAAATCCGTGAATGCAGGATCGCAGTGTGTCAGGCCGAAGTGGCATCCTGGTTCGCATCTGAACCAGAATGTACGCCGGTGGAGAGGAGTGTGAGATGGCGAGAATGAAGGCTAAGAAGAAGCGGAACCCGCAGGATACGACGCTGCGGAATCTGCGCGCGACCAGGCGGGACGTCGCGAATCTCCGCGTGTTCATGCAGTCAGTCGTCGAGCGAGTTAAGAAGCTCGAAAAGCGGGTCTACGAAGGACTGTAGATGGGCAAAGAAACATCGATCGGCTGGACGCACCACACGTTCAACCCCTGGTGGGGCTGCGTTCGTGTGTCGCCAGGCTGCGAGCACTGCTATGCCGAGACGTTCTCGCATCGGTTGGGTTTGAAAGTCTGGGGTACGCAGGCCGATCGGCGGTTCTTCGGCGACAAGCATTGGAACGAGCCGCTGCGCTGGAACGTGGCCGCCCAGAAGGCCGGCGAACGACGCCGTGTGTTCTGCGCGTCGATGTCGGATTGGCTCGAGGATCGGCCCGATCTCATCGCACCGCGGCTTCGGCTGTTGCGTTTGATTCGCGCGACGCCGGCGCTCGATTGGTTACTGCTTACGAAGCGACCTGAGAATTTCGAACGGTGTCTGAAGCAGGCGATGGCGTTCGGTGAAGGCGATATCGTGCAATGGATTCTGCGCTGGCTCGATGGGATTGAACCGCCGCTCAACGTCTGGGTTGGGACGACCACGGAGGATCAGGAGTACGCGGAGAAGCGCATTCCGTTCTTGTTGACGATTCCAGCGGTCGTCCGCTTCGCCAGCTACGAGCCTGCGTTGGGGCCCGTGAATTTCCTTCCGTGGTTGAAGATGTTCAGGAACGATCACATCGTCGATCCGACAGGCATCGCCTACCAGACGCTCGATTGGGTGATCGTCGGAGGAGAAAGCGGCTCTAGTGCTCGTCCTTTTGAGATCGCATGGGGTGAGCAGGTCGTGGAGGCAGGCCGTGTGTCGGGCGCGTCGATCTTTGTGAAACAGCTCGGATCGTTCGGTCGTGTCGGCAAAGCTGACGGACTGAAGGATCTGCCGCTCCAATTGCAAGTGCGTCAGTTCCCGGAGGTTCGTCATGCCTAAAGTGTCCGTTGAGCACGTCCGAGCGTTGAACGATGCCCACCATGTGCGGTTGACCGGCTATCGACTCGCTCTCGCTGCGGAGCATCTCAGTCTGGCGCGGATCGATAAGCGGCGGGCGGATGTGCAGCTACGTCGCGGCGTGCAGACCTTGCGCAATGTGCGCTGGGGGGAGCTGGACCCGAACGCGAGGCTGGCGCACGAAGGCGCGCTCATGCTGGTCGAGGCGGTGTATCTCTATCAAGTGTCACTCGATCGCCGGGTGCGTAAGATGGAAGACGCGATTCGGGCGGCGAAGGCCCACGCGCAGACGCCGTAAACACGGCACGGCGCGGCGCGGCGTGGCAGGGCGCGGCAGGCAAGGCGCGGCTCGGCCGGGCGCGGCGCGGCTTGGCGCGGCCGGGCAGGGCAGGGACGTATAGTTTGTGAGAGATGAGGGCCGCATGAGAATTACACTGACGGTGGCGGCGTGCGCGTTCTTGGGGGCGTCTTGCACGAGCCGCGGCCCGACGTCGCCATCCGCGCAGACGGTCGAGGCGACCACGCCAACACCCGCGCCTCGAGTCACGCCGGGCCCCCCGTTCGCGCTCGTGGTCTCAACACACGCGACCGGATCAGACTTCGACCGTCTCCCGATTCCGATGATCAAAGAAGTCGACGAGTCTGGGCACATCATCGGGATGGCGGCTATTGCCGCAACCGTCCTCGATCACCACGGCTTCGCGCTCGTGGGAGAGCCGCTGGCGTGGACGGCCACCCGCGGCACATTCCGCATCGCCACGCCTAACGCGGGACGCGGGGGGCGGGGGTACGCAGAATTCCTTCTCGAGGGCGGGACCGCCGTCGTCACGATTCAGGCGGGCACCCTCACGCGATCGCTCCTGTTCCACGCGCCTTGAGCGTGCTACACTCAGCCTGTACCAGCAATGCCGTGGGCAAAAGGGCAGTCGGGGAATCCGCACGGCCGGCGGAAACTTCCGAAGCCGCAGACGAAGAAAGACTGGTTCTGCAGTCTCGGCGGGGAAGAAGGCGAAGCCTACGCGCGCGAGCTTGACCGGCTGGCCCGGCGCGGGAAAGATCCCCTCGTGCGACTGAAAGCGATCGCGATCATCGCGCCGTACGTCTGGCAAAAACTCCCTGAACGCCACAGCCTCGAAGGGCCGGATGGCGGGCCCATCCAGACGCGCGTGATCTTCGGCGGACGCTACCACCCTGATGGCCAGCCGTGATCTCGTGATCCGGTGGGCGCCGATTCCCGAGACGCCGCAAGAGGCGTTCTTCGACGACGACACGCCCGACGCGAATCTGCTCTTCCGCGGCGGGTGGGGGTCCGGCAAGACGATGACGGTGACGGCGAAGGCGCTGAAGCTCTCGGCCATCAACGCGCCGCTTCCTGGCATTTGGACGGTCCCAGACTACGCGCATATCCGCGACACCATTCTGCCGATGCTCGAGGAGCCTGACAGCGACACGGTCGATCCCACGACCGGCGGCGGCGAGCCGTGGTTCCTTCGCCCTGGCGACTTTCATTACCACCAGACCGATCACGTGCTGCGGTGGGCGGGCGGCGGCCCCATCCACTTCGTGTCGGGCGAGAATCCCGAGAGCATCGCTGGCCCGAACATGGCCTTTGCGGTGGTCGACGAGCCTGGGGCGATCCCGTACCAGGCGTGGAGAAATACCGTCGCGCGCGTGCGGCATGTCGCCGCGAAGCTGCGCCAGAAGGTGGCGGCAGGGACCAACGAGGACCTCGGCTGGCTCGCGGAGATGTTCGGCCCCGATCGGGCTGAGCATTGCCACGTCTACCAGATGTCCACGCGGCAGAATAGCGAGCTGCTGCGGCGGAATCCGGCCTACCTGCGCGAAGTGCTGGCTAACGCGACCGACAACGAAATCGCGGCGTATATTGAGGGTGGCGTCGCGAATCTCACGGGCGCGCTAGCCTATCCCACGTTCGACGCAGATCTCCACTGGACGTCCGATGTGCGGCCAGTGGAGCCCAACGACCCGCTCCGCCTGGCCTTTGACTTTAACGTCGATCCGATGGTGGTCGTCATCGGCCAACATCGGACCGGCCCGCACGGGATCGAGCCACACATTCTCGACGGCGTCACGATCTACGGGAGCACAGTCGACCAAGCGACGGCCGCCGTGATCGAAAAGTACCCCACGTGGAAGGCTGGATTCATTGTCTACGGCGACTCCAGCGGGAAAGATCGGCACGTGAAGAGCCTGCGGTCGAACTACGATATGATTCGCGACGTGCTCCAGACAGCCGGCCCCGTGACGCTGAAGGTGCCGACGAGCAACCCTCCCGTCCAGCGGCGGATCAACTCCGTGAATCGGCTGTTCAAGAACGCGCTCGGGCAGACACGGTGCTGGATCCGGAAGACTCCGCCGGCGAAGTCGTGCGCGACCCGCCCGCTCGTCCTCTCGCTCCAGCGCACGCAGAAGAAGAGCGGTACCGACGAACTGCTGAAGAAATCCGGCGAGACGGTCACGCATTGGTCTGACGCGCTCGGGTACTGGCTGGACTACGAGTGGCCGGCGCAGCGGCCGGTCGCGTTGGTGCAGATGATCATGCCACGCGCCAGCCAGACCGAGGGGTCGCGCACTGTGCAGGCATGGCGCGAGGCAAAACGAAAAGCACGGGAGGCGGAGATCAATGGGGCTCATTGACGGTCTCGTGGTGGCGTCCAATCAGAGCGGAGAGCGGAAGCGCTTGCTGCAACACACGCATCCCACGTATGACCTCTACCGCGATCTCTGGCAGGTCGGCTTGGACGCGTACGACGGCACGGGCGGATTTCTCACTGGCGCCCATCTCTGGGCGTTCCCGCGCGAGACAGGCGACGACTACGCCAAACGGAAACATCACGCGCGGTATCACAACTACGCCGAGACCTTAATCGACATCTACCTGCGGCACCTGACCACTGATGTGGAGCGCGAGACGTCCGACAGCGCGCTGAAGGACTGGTGGATGGACGTAGACGGGCGCGGGACGCCGATTCTGTCCTTCCTGCAAGGCGCGCTCGGACAGGCGCTCGCGGCCGGCCATGCGGGCGTGCTCGTCGACAAAGCGCCGACGGCGCCGACTGGTCCGTCGCAGGCGGAAGACCCCGAACGGCCCTTCCTCGTCGTCTTGCCGCCAACCTCGATTCTCGATTGGCGCGTCGACCGTCGAGGCCTGGCCGCTGTGAAGGTGACCGAGGCGACGCCCGCGCGCGGGTTAGGTGAGGTGGACGATCCGGAGAAGACCGGCTGGCTCTTATGGGATCGTCAGCAATGGGCTCGATTCGACGACAGCGGTAGCCTCAGCGCTCGAGGGGTGCATAAATTAGGGGTGGTGCCAGTCGAGATCTTGCGTCCGAAGCCGTCACGGCAGCATCCGTTTATCGGCAAGGCGTTGATTACACCCTCGGTGATCCAGGCGCTCTACAACCGCGCGTCGGAGGAAGACGTCGTCCTTCGCGATCAGGCGTTCTCGCTGTTCGTGGTGCAGGTGCCAACGGAGGCGACAGCCGACGACATTGAGCTCGTGCGCCGGTCGCTCGCGGAGGGGGTGGGCACAAGCACGGTCACGATCATCAAGGGCACCGCGGACTTCAAGACGGCCAATATGGAAACAGCCGCCGCGATCCGCGCGAATCAGCAATACTTGATTGCCGAGATCTACCGGATGGCTCACTTGCGGTTCCAGCGCGAGAGCCTCGAAGCGGAGTCAGCAGAAGCCGTGCGTCTCCAGCGGCAGGATCTCGACCAGACATTGCGGAGTCTCGCTGAACTCCTCCACGACTTCGAGCTCGCGATCGCGCGTCGGTACTACGATTGGCAGACGCCTGGCGGACAAGGCCAAGCGGCGTTTGATCGGGCGAAGGTTGAAGTGCGCTACCCCACCGAGTTCACGATGCCAGATCTCGAGGCGGAATTGGCTAATTGGGCCTCGGCGATTGCGCTCCAACTCGGGGAGACGGCGACAAAGGAAATCCGCAAGCGTGCGGTATTCGTCCTACTGCCCGATCTGGCGCCAGAGACGATGGGGGCGATCACGCGCGAGATTGATAGCGCGAAAGCCGGGGATGGGCTCGCCTCCAACGCCAACGATCTGCGGCAGCAGGCCGTGCAACGACTGCAAGCGCGTGGAATTCAAGTCGCTGGGGCGGAAGCGGCGTAGGAGGCAAGATGGCACTGACCGTAAATCCCATCGTGCAGCTGCGGGCGCTCACCACGCTCGGGCTCACGCTGCATCTCTCGGTCCATCCCAGCCAGACCATCGAGGCGTCTGGCGCCGGCTATCGCGCGGTGCCGCTGACGGCGTGGACAGTGGAGGGGAAGCGCGCGCTGCACCGCGAGATCGTCTTCACGTTCTCGGGCGCGCTCGGCACGGTCTACGGGTATTACGTGACCGGCCCGGACGGGGCGGTGTTGCTGCGGGACGACATCCGCACGCCGGAGGGCGATCCGCCAGTGATCCGGGTGGCGGGGGACGAAATTGCGATTACGCCCGTGTTGCGGGTGCTCTAAGGAGGCGGAATGCGTCAGGCGTGGATGGGTGTGATGGTCCTACTCAGTGCGGTGTCGTTGTCAGCGCAGGGGCCGCCGAAGAACCCCTCGCAGATCGCGTTCTTCTGTCCCGACCACGACCGGGACGACCAGCACGAGATTGACGTCGTGCGGGTGAGCGACGGTGTGGTTATTGCCACGCTGCTCGGCGGCGACCCGCCGCTCACGGGCACGGAGGTCGTGGTGGATCTCAACGTGCAGCCGGTGGCCTTCGGCTCGTACCGGTTCGTGGTGCGGGCGGTGGCCGGGCCGCTGCGGTCGGCGAACTCGGACCCCTCCGAAGTGTGGGAGCGGGTCCCGGGCCGGCCGAGCGGGATTGTCGTCAGGTAGGACGCATGGACATCATCCAGGCCGGCCCGCGCACCGCCCAGTACGTCGTGTTGACCGCCAACGGCGTGCTCACCGAGGAGCGCGTCTTGACGGGCACGGCGAATCAGGTCGTGCTGACGGACAACGGCGCGGGCGGGACGGTGGTGCTCTCGCTCCCCCAGGACATCCACACGGCGGCGGCGCCGACGTTCGAGAGTCTGACACTCTCGGGCGCGTCGGCCGCTCAATTGACTCTTCGGAACATCGGAGTCCCCAAATGGGCGATCACCAGCACCGCCGGGAATTTGAATTTCTATGATTATTCTGGGACACCTGGGACCAGGGTCACATTCGACCATACCACTGGCAATGTCGGCATCGCCGGCAGCCTCACGCTCTCGGGCCTGACGCAAGGATCGGTACTGTTCGCGGGCGCGGGCGGGCTCGTCTCGCAAGACAACGCCAGCCTGTACTTCGACGACAACACGAACCGCCTCGGTGTGGGGATTACAGCACCGGTCGGCGTCTTCCACGTCTCGACCGACATCAACACCGAAAACGTCCACCTCGACAAGTGGTATACCGGGACATCGGGCAGTTCGCTGCTACTGCGGAAGGGGCGGGGGACACAGGCCTCGCCGCTGCGCGCGAAGTCCGGGGACGTGCTGGGCGGCTTGGTCGCGTACGGCGCGGAGGCGGCGGACGATGTCAGCGCGGCGTCGTTCAACTCGGCCCGGCCGAGCGGAACTATCCGGATACTGGCGGCCGAGGACACCACCTCGACCGCGCACGGCGGGTATGCCCAGATCCAAACCGCCGCGATAGGGGCCACGTCGGCGACCGAGCGGCTGCGCGTCTCGGCGGCCGGCAACCTTAGCATCGGGGCGGGGGCGCTGGAGCCCTCGACGGGCACGCTCGGGCTGTTCTTTTCGGACGGCACCGCGCCATCCTCGCTGGCGAGCAACACCGCCGGGCTCTACGCCAACGATGATGTCGGCACCGTGAAAATGTACGCGATTGACGAAGCGGGATCGGCGGCGCTCCTCAACTACCGATCGATCGCGCTCGGCGGGGGGGCGGCGCCAACATTTGGCACCATCGGCGGGAGCGGGCCGACCACTGCCGCACAGAATTCGTGGATCGAACTCAACATCGGCGGGACCGCATATTGGGTGCCCGCGTGGATCTAGGCTGATGGCACAACGATTGACCCTGGCGACCCCGGCGACGTTCCCGTCCATCACGACCTGGGAGATCGTCTCGCTCGCTCTCGACCGCGAGGCGCCCTCGCTCAAGGCGATGGTGCGCTCGAACACCGGGGAGCGTCGCGCGATCCGGTACGGCCCGAACGACGATGATCCGTCCGTCGAGGTGGCGATCCGCGCCGGCCTGAAATTCATCAACGACGGCACCTTTCGCCCGCAGGGCAAGACGCTCCAGCAATGGCTGCTGGAGAAGTTCGCGCAGGACGGGCACCTCGGCCCAGGCAGCGTCACCGGGACGCCGGACTAGGAGACGATATGGAGCAACTGAGTCGGCCGACGCGCGAGTGGCTCTGGCAACTCTTCGGGCCAGACAGCAAGATCCAAGTCGACATGACGGCGGTCGATCGCGTGGTCGAGATCCGCGCGTGGTTGGTGGCGTCTGGCCTCGGGGAACTGCCGCAGCCGGTCGGTCGCGAGAACGGCAGGCGCGCGAAGGACCTCCCGCGTCCGGCCGCGTGAGGATGTGATGGATATCACGCTTGGTGAGACGCACGATCTGAAATTCGAGACGACGGTGAACGGCGTCCCGACCACGCTCGCGGGCACGCCGACGGTCGCGGCATATATTGACAACGGGACCACGGAACTCACGGCCGGGTTGACGTTGACAGCCGACTTCGACGGTCGGGCTGGCCTGCACAATGTCCGGATCGCGGCAACCTCTGCGAACGGGTACGCGGCCGGAACGAACGTGCAGATTGTCCTGACGGCCGGGACGGTCGGGGGAGATTCGGTGGTCGGCCGCATCGTGGGCGCGATCAACATCGAACGCGAGCTCGCCGATTCGATTCCAGCCGACGGCACGCGCCCGACTATGCGTCAGGCGCTCTACATGCTCACGCAGTTTATGCTCGAGCGCAGCGTCTCAAGCACGACCGTGACGGTCCGAAAAACAGACGGAAGCACGGCACTCTTCACGCTCACGCTCGACAACGCGACGACCCCCACGAGTATCACGCGAGCGTCGTAAATGGCCTCGCAGATCATCACGCTCGGCGTCGGCACGCCTGGCGCGATTCCGGAATTCATCCTTCTTGGACTCTCTCCTGGCGTGGCGGTGCCAGAACCGCCCGTCGAGCCGACCTCGAAGCGGCGTGGCGCGGCGATTCAGTTCTTCCTGCGGCTGCGACTTCCGATCCGGCCGGCACGGCTCGCTGCTATCGAGTGGGCGGCGACGGTTCGTCTCTCGGTCCAGCGTGGCCCAATTGCGCCGCTGTTTCCAGTGTGGGGTGTTGCTGGGGTCGTTGGGTCGGCCTCCTGGTCGATCGTGGCCCATCCGATGCGGGTGGCCAGCCAGACGCCACTCTGGCAGGTGCGCGCCGGAGAGGGCGAGGCGGGCACCCAGACGCGGCTGATGCTCACGGCTGAGGCTGGCGCGACGCTCCGCAGGGACCGCGACGCGGCGCGAGCGGAGGTGGCGAAGCTGTCAGACCTGTTGCGGTCGCTGGTGGACGATGAGTGAGGCCGATCGGCTCGCTGGGCGCACGCTGCTCGCGAGGCTCGAGCGGCAGGCTCGCAAAGAAGCGCGCCTCGTCGAGACGCTCACGGCGGACTTCGCGCGACAACTGGAACCCGTACTGTCTGGACTCAATCGGCGTACGCGGGCGTTGCTCGCTGAGTTGCAGACAAAGTCGGGGCGACTCGTGGCGACGCGGGCAGCGCTTGGGCGGGCACTCTCGCTGCGGGCGCAATTACATGCAGCGGTGAAGGAGGCGGGATACGCGGATCTGATTCGTGCAGCGACGGATGCGCCACTGGACGATCTCGCGGCTGTCGTGCTCAGAGGGCGTGGGATTATCGCGTCGGCGACGCGGAAGACGCCGATCGATATCGACGTGCTTGCGGCGCTTAAAGACATCCGCCTTGCGGATCTTCTCCAACTCGGAGACGGCACAGCCGATGCACTGTGGAAATCAACCGTCGATGGCGTGCTCGGGCTGCGTCGGGTCGAGGCGCTCTCGGATGAACTTGCCGAAGTGGTCGAGGTGACGCGCCGGCAGGCCCGCACGCTGCACGATACGGCCGTCTCGACGTTCTCTCGGCAGGTGGATCAGCTCGGGCATCCAGCGCAGCCGGAGGATCGCTTCGTGTATGTTGGGCCGCTTGATACGGAAACGCGGCCGTTCTGCCGGGATTGGCTCGGCCAGGTGCAGACCCGCAAACAACTCGACGAGATCAGTAACGGGCAGCTTCCTAACACGCTCCTGACTGCAGGGGGGTATAATTGCCGGCATAAATGGCAGTGGATTGGGAGCCTCGACGCGAAGGATTTAGGGCTCTCGCGAGATGGCTAGCCGGCTAACGCTGAGGGCGACAGGGAAGGCCCTCGACACGGTGGAACTCGTCAACGCGAAGGTCATGCGCGAAATTGGCGCGGGGCTCGTCAGCCGGATTCGCGCCCGGACGCAGCGCGGGATTGACAGTGCGGGTCGTCCGTTTCGGCCGCTGTCGCCTAGGTACGCGTCGGCGAAGCGTGAGGCGCTCGGCCACGCGCGCGCGGATTTGACCGTCTCTGGCCGGATGCTGAACGACATGATCGTGTCGCCGCGCCGAAACGAAGTGACGATCAGCTTCAGTTCTGGCGGGAGCATGCGGGCGTCAGGCCGGACCCTGATTCAGCGATCGCGCTCAGTCGGGGCGGCCGACAAAGCCTACTGGCACAACGTGAGTGGGGCCGGCAAGCGGCGGGTGGTGCGGGTATTCTTCGACTTCGATAATTCGGATGAAGAATTTGCCCAATCTGTGTTAGATTCATGGATACGCGAGCAACTATGAGCTTAAAAGACCTCATCAAGAAAGCCCACGAGGGGGACGCCGAGGCGCTGGCTGAGCTGGAAAAGCTGAGCGAACGGGCGTCGTATCTCGAAGGCGAGCTCGACAAGGCGATCAAGGCGCGCGACAAAGCCAAAGGCTCGGCCGGGCTGAGCGCACAAGAGCGCGAGGAGCTCGAGGCGCTGAAGGCGAAAGCCGCGGAAGCGGACGAAGCCAAGCTGAAGGCTGAGGGCAACTGGCGCGCGCTCGAAGGGAAACTCACCGACAAAATCGCCAAGGCGGAGGCCAAGGCGTCCGAGGCAGCCCAGCGGTACGCGGATCAAGCGGTCGAGATGGCGTTCCACGGCGCGCCCGAGCTGTTCGGGGGGCCGCAGGCGCGCACGATCTTGACGCCGGATTTCGCGCTGGCTGGATTTCGGCAGCACGTGCAGTACACCCCTGGAGACGGGCAGCGCCACGGGAGCGTGGTGGTGCGCGATCTGAAGGGCGACCCCATCCTCGCGGCTGATGGG